TCTGATGTTCTGCTTTATTCTTATTGCTTTGTCCCCACATGGACATAACTCCACCTAAGACAGTGGAGAAAAGCATTGTGATTAATTCTAAGGGAAGTCCAAACATTATTTGTTCTCATTCACAAATATAGTAAGTTTTAGTTTATCCTCAGGTGAGAATGTTTGATAGGATGTACCATTCTGACGTATCTTAGTTATTTCTGTAACAGCAGGAACGGTTAAACCTTTACTAGCCGCCCATGTATCTATTTCTGCTTTAGTATTAATACCTATATCTCCGTCTACAGCAGAGCCACTTAAACCTACCTCTTCTTGTGCAGCATAATCGTTACGTAACCTTAGCTCTGCTTTGTCTGCAGTAGAAGCGGCATCTATCACATTAGCCCAGCGAGCTTTAGCTGTTGTTGAATTTGCTCCACTGTTTATGGCGTTGTTTAAAGTCTTTGCTGTCATAGTAGATGCACTAGAAGAGTTTACCCCCATAACATCTAACATAGCAAGCGCGGCAGGTAACGCATATTTTTCATCACTAACTAAGTCAGGGTTACTCATTATATCTATATTGAGACCTGTCTCTGCAAGTCTGTCTTGTACAGCTTGGAAATTATCACGCCCTGTAATTTGGAGGAGGCCCTGCCCAGCATATTTAGCTCCATCACCAGAAGCATAGTCACCATTACCTAGTCTATTAGCATATACGGCGTTAAATATTTCTTCGCCAGTAGCATTAGATCCTAAACCTGCTGCATTCATTCTGTCTTCCCATGCCTTACCTCCTTTGGAGACTGCTCCTCTGTAGGTGTACTTACGCTCAGCAGTAGGACCACCACTACCTACTTCTGATTTTATAGCACCTTCAAGTAATGCAGACTCTTCGCCTGTCAATCCAGCTTTATTAATACTTTTCATCAGAGTAGGTTTATGAAAACGACCTCTCCTATAAATAGATAAACCCTGTGATTTTTGCCAAGGGGGTAGGGTATCAGAGATATATCTTTTTTCCATACCAGTAAGAGTGCGTATCTCTGTAGAGGTATCTTCATTAGTAGTGCTTGGCGTAGTAACTGTATCCTTACTCGGCATAGTCACCTTCTCACCAGGCCTAATCATATCAGGGTTAGCAATCTGTGGGTTAGCATCTATCAACTCTTGTAAGGACACACCCTTATCCTTAGCTATAGCTGTTAGTGTGTCTCCAGCCTTAACAGTAACCTCGTCTGTTTCACCTGTATAAACTTCTGGTACAGCCATGTCAGCTGTAATAGCATCTTCAACAGCAACACCACGTAGATAATCTTCTAGTTCAGTCTTCATCTCCTGCATATTCTTTTGTTCATACAAAGTCATAGGTAACACTCTTTTTGAACTAGGTGATGAAAGACTACTACCACCACCAGCACTCATTAAAGACTCAGCAGTAATACTATATAGATTATCCGCTGGGCTTGCTGGTACTTCAGCTTTAGATTTATTATTATCCCTAGAACTTGATGGAGGTGTATACACTGGCTTAGGTGCAGAGAAAACTGCAGACTCACCTTTTCTATCAGCCCTAGATGTACCACTAGAACGTGAACCTAAACCTGCAGGACGTAGCTTAGGACGTGTAGATCTACTAGGATTGTAGTAACTGGATACAGCGTTTGGATTATAACCTGGTTCTGGCATAGTTGATATTACCTTCTTATAACTTTCCGAATAGTAGGGCGGCTGCGTTAACAGCAATCTCTCCAAGGAACTTCCCTGATGCGGCTGACAAGCCACTAGAGTCAGTGTCACCACCAGCAGAAGCCTTAGCTTCAGCAGCAATCTTAGACATAGCAATACTAGCATCCCTTTGAGCTGCATTCTCACCTGACTGCCAAGCCCAAGCAAGAATATCTCGTTCACGTTGAACCATGTTATTATAGGCAGTCATGGTTAAGTTGTTAGCCGCTAGAGCCGCATCACGGTTAGCTTGGTTGTCTGCCGCATTCTCAGCTGTTGTTATAGACTGTGCCCACTGAGCATTAGCCTGAGCTACAATCAAATGATTAGTAGCATTAAACTGATCACGTGCATTGTCTTGATCTGAGTTAAACCTAGACAGAGCATTAGCTTCACCAGCGTTAAAACGAGACATAGCATTAGTTTGCTCAGAGTTAAACTGTGATACCTGTGTAGCAAGTGTAGCAAAGAATTGGTTAGTCTGATTCTCTGATGTAGCATTAAACTGTTTAGCTGCATTCTCTTGTGCTGTATCAGATAAGATAGTATTAACACGTTGTTGTGCTACAAACATGCTTGTCTGTTGCTCATTGCTGAGGTTAGCCATATCCATCTGTAAGAAAGCCTGAGCATTTTGTACCAGTGATTGCTGTCTATTATTTAGATTAGTTAAGTCCATCTGAGACATAGTTGCAGCATCAGCCATAACCTTAGCCTGACGATTACTCAGGTTTTCTAAGTTCATAGTCTGAGCCATCTTAGCATTCTCAAGAGCTACCTGCTGTTGTGCAGTGAAGTTCATGTTAGCTATCTCAGATATCCTAGATGCATTCTGAACCTTAGCTTGAAACTCTTGAGTAAATTCCATATTAAGGAAACCAGCACGTTGACGTGCAGACTCCATAGCAACCTCTTGCTTATTAGATGCATCCATCTGTGCAATAGGTAGTGCAGATTCCATAGCCGCCTGTACTATAGCCATACCAGCTAGTGATGATGCACCTAACCCACGTGCAGCCATAGTAGCTGTAGCACCTCTCATAGCACCTGCAGCCCACGCTGGTGTAGCTCCACCTTCAAAGTCTGCCATAAGAGAAGACAACTCATCCTTAACACTAGCCGCTTCTAGCTTCTGTGTTCCATAAATGTCTTGTACTTTTGTTTGATCTACAGCAGAACCATCAACCATCTCTCCTGCTTCAACTACACGTGTAGGAGCATCTTCTACTTTAGCCGCCTCACCCTGAGCCGCTTGTAGATCTAACTGAGCTAACTTTGTAGGATCACCCTGAGCCGCTGTCATAGTAGCTTCATCACTTACTACACCTGTAGCTGGAGTAACTCCTGAGAGGGCTGTATCTACAGCAGGTGTAGCTGTAACAGAGTCTATAGTAGCTGGTTGTACAATAGGTGCAGCTACAGCGTCTGGAGAGGGTATTGCTGATGTAGTACCTGCTGTAGTTATACCACCTGCTTGACCTGTGCCAGGAATAATACCTGTACCCACACCTTGATCTGCTTCTGTTTCAGCTTTAATAGTTAGCTTACGAGGGTCAGAGGTAATAGCCTTAGTCATGACGCTTGCACCACTATTGATATTTACCCCACCCTCAGCCATCATCTTAACAGGAGCACCCTCTATGGTACGCCTAGCCGCTAAGGTGAACTTACCCATCCTAGCCGCTGCACTGGGGTTAGCTGCTAGAAAGAGATTAATAGATTTATTGTCCATAGGGCCATTGTAACCCAGCGCTGGTAAAACCTTCTTCTGTAATGTCTCAGGTTTAAACCCTACAAACTTTTTTGCCATAATTATTTATTCCCTAACTGCATCCACACTGCACCAGCAATGAATGTTAAAATAGCGATTGTTGTTACTTTTACGACTGTAGACCATATACCTCTGCGTGTATCACGCCATACGTCAAGTAAGTCTCTCATCTCGTTTATATCTTTAGCTGCTGTAGAATCATGTAGCCCAATAGATGACAGAGCTTGTCTAGCTCCACGCTTAGCTGCACGATCTAGCATAGATTCTAACTCGTCTGGTGTCAAGTTAATGTTAGACATTGATTTTGTATTCCTTATTCTGGTTTAGTAGGCCATGTTATATCATTAGGGAAACCAGATTGCTCTGGTACATCTCGCAATGCTTGGCGATACGCTGTTTGTGCATCTGTCATTGTTCGGTCTGATGTTGCCCACCAATCTGTTTCAGCTATAAGTCTGTCACGCCTACTACGTTCTATCATAGATACTTTTTCTGTAGATAAAGAAACTGCTGGTGCTTCATCCTCAAAAACGTCCCAAACATTCGTATCTGTGTTCCATACTTGTCTACTCATCTTATTGACTCCATGTTATAGTTGCCGAGCCGTGTGTAAAATATTTTCCAACACGCTCTCTTACTATTTGTATTTGTGTAAGCTCTCCACCTAAAGTTATTTTGCCTCCAGCTAAAAATACATTGTTAACTGAATAATTTGTACTACTAGTATAACGACCAGTGTAATGTGCATTGTAAATCCAAGAATTACTATTAGATTCAGTTCTAGTTAATTTCATATACCCAAAAAGTTTTTGGGTTTCACATAAGCCATTAAACCCAGTATCAAAATCTGATGCCACATTGGGTAAAGCGTTGTTTGACCCTCCAGAAAATGTTTGAGCGCCTTGGTTTTGATACCCAGAGCTAACAATTCCTGAAGACGTGCCTAACCGAAGGAAAAACCCATAACCACCATCTACTCTAACACCATTTAACAGAAGGTTAACCTCATACACCCCTGCTGGAATACCAGTAAAAGTAAAAGATGTACCTGATGTTGTAGTTGCTGTTGTACCATAAGTCCTACCAGCCACAATACCTGTTAGGTTAGCTCCACTGCCATAATAGTTCACAGCGTGTACGTTTTTGAATCGCCCAGCAGAATAGCCTAAATCGATAGTATTATCTAAAGTTGAATGGGTAGGACTTGCTGGAAATAATTTACCAGAGTGCATTGCAAT